CCACAAGGCGATGAACTTCGGCCACTGGTGCCGCGCTCAGATGGGAAGCCGGAAGTCGCTCGACTTCTGCGACCGTCACGGCATCGTCTCGAAGGCGCACGTCGAGGGAACGAACTCGGCTGGCGGCTTCCTCGTTCCCGATGAGTTCGAGACCGAACTGATCAACCTCCGCGAAGAGTTCGGCGTCTTCCGTCGGAACTCGAAGATCGTTCCGATGACGACCGAGGTTCACTACCTCCCGAAGCGGACCGGGACTCTCTCGGTCTACTATCCGGGCGAAGCGACCGCCGGAACCGAGTCGACCCAGACCTTCGCTCAGGTCACGATGACCGCGAAGAAGGCGATGATCCTCACGACCGTGTCCTCCGAACTTCAGGAAGACGCGTTCGTGAACATCGCCGACGATCTCGCCGGTGAAATCGCCTACGCCTTCGCGAACAGCGAAGACTCGCAGGGATTCACCGGGACCGGCGCGCCGTTCACCGGTCTCGAATCGTCGGTCGGTGCGGCGGGCATCCACGACGTCGGCGGTACGGGATTCGGTAGCGTCGACAACGACGACGTCACTTCGCTGATGGCTCTCCTCCCGCAGTACGCGGACACCCCGAACTGCAAGTTCTACATGCACAAGTCGGTGTTCCACGCTGTCTTCGAGCGGCTCTTCGTTGCGGCGAACGGCTTCTCCGGAACCGAGTACCGCGCGGGTGGTCAGCCGACGATCCTCGGATACCCGGTCGAGTTCACTCAGGTGATGCCGTCGTCGTACACCGCCGACGATCTGATCGCCTACTTCGGCGACCTGAGTCTCGCGACGAAGTTCGGCGATCGCCGCGCGACCGAGATCGCTCTCAGCGACTCCGGTCTCGATGCGTTCAAGCAGGACGAGATCGCGGTGCGTGGTACGGAGCGGATCGCGATTCAGGTCCACGATGCGGGCGACGGCAGCAACGCCGGTCCGATCGTCGCTCTGAAGATCTGATCTCTTTCTTTCTTCCTCCTTTCATCGGCTGGCCGTCGCCTTCGGGCGGCGGTCAGTCGAGGGAAGGATTCCCGGAGACGTCATGGCGGTCGGAACCTACGCGCTCACCTCGCTCTCGAACCTGAAGGACTGGATCGGGATCACCTCGTCGACCGACGACGCGATCCTCGAATCCGCGATCGACCGAGCGACCGACGTCGTCGAGAAATACTGCGACCGGAAGTTCAAGTCGCGAACGTACTATGAGTGGAGCGAGCCGAACGGCGAGTCGACGCTGACGGTTCGGAATACTCCGATCGTCTCGATCAACGCGATCTCATACGGGTCGCGTTCTGCGATGAAGATCACGAGCGATACCGGATCGACCGACGTTCTCGCTACGGTCGCGAACGACGGAGAGGAGATCCGACTCCGAAAGGTCGCGAGCGACGGGACGACGACGACCTCGACGATCTCGCTCTCGACCTACCCGACGACGGCTCTCGTCGTCTCCTACATCAACGCGAGCGTCTCCGGCTGGTCCGCGACGCTTCTCGCGAACGCCTACTCGCGAAGCGTCTATCGGTTCTCCGGTCTCAGCGTCATCGACGCGGATCCGATCATCGCGTATACGGGAACGACGGCGTCGGAGTTCCGAGTCGACTTCCAGACCGGCGAGGTTCATCTGATCACGGATCGCTTCCCCTACTCGTCGCCGGACGGTCACGAGATGCACCGGTTCCCTCGCGGTTTCCACCCGGTCTTCGTCGAGTACGACGCCGGGTTCGCGACGATCCCCGGCGACCTCGAACTGACGACGATCGAGATCGCCGCAGACCTCTACCGCGAGCGGAAGCAGGATCGAACGGTCGGATCCGAGTCGCTCGGCGACTACAACTACAGTCGGATCGCAGTCGCGGAACTCCTCTCCGCACGGTGGGAGAAACTCCAAGCGTACCGGGAGATCCGATGAGCATCGACAGCCTGATCGCGAAGCACGGGAAGACGATCACGGTGAAGAGTCGAACCGTTGCGAACGACGCGGTCGGCTCGCCGGTCGAAACGTGGACGAGCGTCGTCGGCGTCTATAACGCGATGGTGCAGATCAGCGGCGGATCGGACGCGACGACGGCGGGACGCGAGGGACGGCAGCGGACGGCGACGATGTACCTCCTCCACGATCAGGATGGGAGGATCAACATCGAGGACCGCGTCGACTACGGCGGCGCGGAGTGGGAGATTCGATCGGTCCGCGTTCCCGACGAGCGAGAAGCGAGCGACCACCTCTGCTATACGATCGTCGACGTCGAGGAGGTGATCCAGTGACGAAGATCATCGGAGTCGTGAAGCACAATTTCAACGCGAAGACGATCGCCAACGCCTATAGGAAAGAGAACAAGGACATGGTGAACGACGTCGCGACCGCGACGCAAAAACTCCTGAAGCGAGTTCTCAGCACGGGAGACGGAAGAACCAATCCGAGCAAGCCGGGCAGACCTCCGAGAGTTCGGACCGGAACTCTTCGTCGATCGTGGACGACGAAGTCGAACCGAATAGCAAGGAACTGGAAAGGCGGGTACAGGCTCACTCTCGGATCGAACGTGAAATATGCACGCGCTCTCGAATACGGCTATCCGCCGAGGAACCTCAAGCCTCGCCCGTATGTCTCCACGGTGGTGAACTCTCGAAAACTTCGCGCGTATATCAACAAGCGAATGAAGCAGACCGGCGACAAGGTTCGCGCGACCATTCGCCGAAAGGCTCAGGTGAAGCGATGAGCGTTGATCTGATGAAAGCGATCTACGCACGGCTGACCTACGACGCGGGAAGCGGGACGAATCCTCTACGCACGGCTGTATCCGATCGGATCTACGCGATCGAGGCTCCGGCGAGGACGACGCTCCCGCTCGTCGTCTACTCGGTCGACAGCGTGAACACCGAGAGGTTCTTCGGCGGCGTCGTCAAGCAGACCGCCGAATTCACGGTCTCGGTCTTCGCGAAGTCGGAGTCGGGAGCCGATTCGATAGTAGACGTCGAGGGACTCGTCTTCGACTTGCTGGACCAGACCAGTACGACGGTGACGAACCACGATCGAGGGTATATTCGGAACGTGACGCGAGGCGTTCCGGAACTCGACGACGAGGCGTTCCGAACCGATACGACCTTCGAGATGGTCGCGCATCTCACTACCTGACGGGATCGAACTATGGGAACGACTACAGCGATCGGATCGGACGGATCGGTGACGATGCCGACCGGGTACAAGGCTCAACTGAACACGTGGTCGGCGACGATCTCGCGGACGACCTCGGTCGTGACCGGCTTCGGTGATTCCGGCGCGAGCCGAGTCGCGTCCGCCGTCGTCGACATCACCGGATCCGCCGGAGGCGTTCCCGAATACAACGCGGCGACGACGAGCGCGGTCGGCATCGACGGAAGTGCCGCAGGCGGGAATATCGTTCTCGGCTGGAATGATGTCGGAGGGACCGCCGACTGCTCGATCGCGTTCGACGCGGTCTTCGGTTCCGTCGCGTTCGCTTCGACGCAGGACGGCGACGCGACCGTGACGTTCAACTTCGAGGTCGCCTCTACGGCGGCTCCCGTCTTCACTTGGTACGAGGTCTGATCCATGCCTAGTTACGCAATCGGCTCCGACGGTGCCGTCTCCCTACCGTCTGGGTTCAACGCGACGCTGAACACTTGGTCCGCGACGATGACGCGAACGACCTCGGTCACGACCGGGTACGGCGCGAGCGTCCATAACCGCCGCGCGTCGAACGTCCTCGACGTCACCGGATCCGCCGGAGGAATGCCGACCTACTGGGACGGAGCCGATACCGGAACCGACAACGGCTTCTCGCCGATCAAGCACGCCGCAGCCGGGACGACGCTCGACGACCGAGCAGGCGGAGAGATCACGCTGACGGTCGCTCCGCTCTGCACGATCAACTTCGCGGCGGTCTTCTCCTCATACGCCTTCGGCGTGACGAACGACGGCGACTCGACGGTGACGTTCAACTTCGAGATGAACGACTCTGCCGGTCCGACGACGGCGTGGGATGAGACGCCATGATCCGAGGGAAGGAGGATCTGATCTCGCAGGGAATCCTGCGACCGTCGTCGAAGGACTGGCGGGTTCGCTTCGTCTTCCTCGACGGGACGGA